CTACTGGTTTTACTAAATCTGGAAGTCCAAGTGGGTTTGGCCGACCTTCTTTGATGCCAACCTCTTTATTCATATTTGCATCATAGACAGTTTTCCATGCAGAGTAGGCATTTACTCCAAATGCGTCAAGTGTACCAATTGCTACAACGCACAAGTCAATAAGTCCATCAACAACCTCTTCGGCGTCAAATGCACTTACAGCCGCTTGAGTTTCATTGAGTTCCTCTTCAAGAAAACTCAATCTAAACTGCAAAAACTGTCTTAGCTTTTCAGCATCAAATGTTTTAATCACATCGTGCACACCATATTTTGTATGCATATCATATATGTCTTTTACCCAATTTGTATTCATATCTTATATATTTTGTTTCAACTAAAGAAATCTTCAAGTGTTGCAACCGGTATTGCTTTCCAATGAACTGCGTTCAGGACAAGTTGAAGCGGCTCTAAAAATGTTTTTTCAAAAAGGTGATCACGATCAACCCACTGATGTAGGTTAAACTCTGGTGGAAGAACATCCAAAAAGCCAATTACGTTTTCACGAGTGGGGTTATTTTTACGCAAGAACGTGTATTTGATTTTATCGCCACCTTTGATAAGGTGATATTTTTGCGTAAGACCTTGTTGTTTAAGCAAATGATTGTACATAATTGCTGCACGACTATTCATAGGAGTGCCCTTCTTGTATGGTACTTTATTGTCACCAGCACCCACTCGTTGTGACCATTTTGCAATATCTGTGACACCTCGAGGAAACGCCATTTTTTCTACATCATAGGCATCAAACACGTCTCTGAATTTGGCGACTTCGGCTTGAATGTCACGCTCACGCTCAGTAACAAGAATTTTAAATATTTTCTTAAACTCATCGCGACAAATCTTTGGAGTACTACTCTTGATAGCTTCGATGCCTTTCATCACAATTTTAGGCTCTGCATAGCGTACGCCTTCACTCGAGAGCACATTTAAGATGTATCGTTTTTTGGCGGTAAAGATTGCTACACTGCTAATCTTTTCTACCTTCATAACCATTGTGTTTTTATAGACACCAGTTTTTTGTGCAAGAGACTCATATGCAGATTTAATAACCGGCTCGAGTGCTTCTTTACCAAACTTGATTAAAAACTCATGAGGATCTTTAGGCTTGCATGTGTCAATAACGTCACATAAGTTAATGTAAATAGAGTCTGTGTCAGATGCAGTAATACGATCTTTAGGAGTCTTGTCTTTAAGAGCCTTCGACAGATACTCGTTTACCGCCTTTTCTGCAGTGTGAATAGCCAACTGACCTGATAGTGTAATGCCTTCAGCAATATCAATGTTAAAGTATCGGAAATATTTATTTGCCGCAGCACCATACAAACTGTTTAGTAGAATCTTTAAACACATTTGTTTGTTACTTGATCGGTCAATTTCAATTTGTAGTTCTTTGTATCGGCGTGAACCTTTATCGAGGAGCTCAGCTTCTGACTCAAAGTCAAGCATTTTGCGTTTTACTGCAACACGTTGGTTATATAGTTCTTCAATAATCTCTGGAAGAATGCCTTGCTTATCACATTTAAATGCTGCACCATTTGCAGCAACTGCGACATTTTCTGATGGCGACCACTGCTGATCTGAGTTTAGGATTTTATCTACACCATTCGATTGCAATGCCGCAACCTTTGAGTGTGGAAGTATTGTCTCTGGACTCATGTTGTATTGTACAATAAGGTTTGGATAGAGACTGTTAAGGTCAAAGCTCATAACCCATTCATGACGACCGACTTGTGGCTCTTTAACAAATCCACCAGCATAGTCTGTTTTAAACGAGTGAGTGTTTGGTGGAATTGCAATTTTTCGACTTGCAAGTTTGCGGAAAATAATGCTGTCCCAAATTGCAACTGTGCCAAGCGTGTCACCATAGTTTACACCACCAAAATATGAAAGTGTAAAGACAAGATTGATCAGCCCTAGTTTTGCCTCAAGTCGTTCAATAAGTTCAATGTCAACAATGTTGTAGTCAATAAACGTTTGATAGTCGCGTTCGTAAAGTTCAGTAAGTGTGCCATATTCACTATAGTCAAGTTTATTTTGACCAAGCACAACTTCAGCAATAAAGTCTAGACGATATGACTCTTGTGCACCATACGTGTTTGCTGCAAACTTTTTAAAGAGATCAAGATAGTCAAGTTGCTGAATGCCATAGAGGTTATAGAGAAAGTTTTCTTTGCCTTTAATCACAACCGATTTTTGTTCTACATAATTCCATGGAGACATCTTTTTAGCTGCATCAGTTCCAAGTACACGTGAGAGTCGATTTACAAGATATGGAATATCGAATAGGCGAATGTTCCAACCTGTAACTACATCGGGAGTGTTGAGTGTATCAAACCACCAAGAAATAAAGTCATGTAGCAATTCTGCTTCAGTTTCAAATCTACGAAACTCTTTTTTAAGATGTGGTACCTTTGATTGTGAAGAGTTATACTCCTTTAGCCCCCAGATTATGTAATAGTCGAGGCGACTACTCTTAAGACCAATTGCAGTAATTTCTTGGTCCGCTACAGACGGTTCAGGGAAACCATTGTCTGATCGGCACTCAATGTCAAGAGAGACAACATCAATTTTCTTTGAGTTGTAAGAAATTTCGTTTGGAAACTCTGCTTGAATAAACGCCGGAATATGACGATCATTTCCATAGACTTTAAAGCCATCAACATCTTCATAGCTCTTGACAAATGCACGGCAATCTGACATACTGTCAAATCGCAATGGCTCAAGTGGAAGGCCATCAAGAGACTTCCATTTTGCGTTTTTATCCTTGCTCTCTAGATACATGACCGGTCTAAACTTATAGGTGTTATAGACTTTTTGTCCATCTGCGTCATACCCGCGGTAGAGCAAGGTATTCATTTTTCTGTCAATGCAAGTATAGAATCCTTCAATCATGTTAGCATATTATAACACAAACTGGTAAAGATGTACACAAATCTTTACCAGTTTGATTTAGTTTTTTAAATTGCGGGTATTATTTTATCGCAATTGTGCGAGGTTTTTTCTCTTCAGGAATTATTCTATCGAGTGAAATACTCAAGATTCCATTTTGTAGAGAAGCCTCACTTACATGGACATACTCTGCCAATGTAAAGCGTCGTGTGAATTTGCGAGCACTAATTCCCTTATGAGAATATTCTCGTTCATCCTTTTCAGCTTTTTCGCCGGTAATTACCAACGAATGCTCTACTGTTTCAATGTTTAGCTCTGACTGACAGAACCCGGCAACAGCAAGCTCAATAACATATGAGTCATCTGTTAGTTTTACCACGTTATGTGGTGGATAAACATTACTGTTTTCTTTATGACGCAGATCAAACTCATTAAAGAGTTGATCAAACCCAATGCCAAACGGCGTGTATGTATTTATTTTCATTTTCGTTTCTCCTATTAAGCGAGTTTTATTTGTATACAACAGACCCAATTCTGGCATCTGTTGGTGCAACCACCATGGCTACACAAATTTATTTATATTCGGGCAGCACATATTCTTTGAAAGAAAGTAATTTTCTACTAGAAATAATTTCAAAGAATGTTTTGGCCTCTTCAGAGTTTAATTTTTTATAGTCAAACTCTACAGCGGAATATATAGGACGATAATGAAGTGTACGCTCTTTTGCAACAAGTAAGAGTTGGCCTGTTGTAACCATCTCAGCTTTTTTAATGTCTCCAGTACGAATTGGATTCATAAACTTATCCTTGTTTGGTTTTTGAGACATAGCCTCAAGAAATTCATGTGGGTCATTAATTACATTATCGCGAAGATAGTTGTTTACAATTTCCCAACGCGTCTCTGAACTTTTGCGTGCAGCTTGAAGATGCGGATCAGATGCCTTTGCGCTATATCCAAGCATCTTTAAGTCAATGCCATGATTTGTACGAACACAGTGATCTTCGTCTTGTGTTATTTCTTTAAGGTTGTAGATGTACTTACGTGGGTTTTCAACTGTAGCATCATCCTTTTTAACAGTAAATCCACCTTCAAGAAGGTAACACTTTTCAGGATTAAAGATAAATGTTGCCCCAGCAAGTTCTTTTTCAATAAGATATTGCGCAGCCTCTTTTGGAGTTTTGCGACGAAGTGCATTACGAATTGCGAGCCCGTCTGGACTTACAATTGCTTTCTTTTTCTTGTCTTTTGACATCACCTTTTCGCCTTCTTTCTCATCGCTCTTTACACTAAAAGATGCAGAGATAATTGACAGGCCATATTCATTAACACCTTCAGTCCAGCGTGTTGTTTGATCATCAATAAAGAGGCGTTGTATGCCATCACGGTTTGAGTTTACTACCTTAATTGAGGTAGAATAATTGCGATCTCGGTTTTTTGCACCGACCCAACCATATTTTTTGATGTACTTGACTGCGACTACACACATATAATATATTTATATAGATTCATTTCTCAAAATGAGAAATATTGCGGAGTTTATTGTTTTACTAGTTTACGTAAACCATTTATGAGTGCAACTACAAACTTTACGTGTGTAGGCCCAGGCCATGGGAAGGTTAAACCAATCATACCAGTTGCAAAGAGTAACAGCATTCGTGTGCCATCAGCTCCACCAAATAGAGTTGCAAGGGAATATTTACCACCTATTGCAGCTAAAATATCAGCAAAATCAAAGTCATAATTAAAGTCTCCAGTAAATGACATATTCATCCAAATATAGAGTAGCATACCAGCTACAGCAACTCCTCCAATACGGCCAACTACAGGATGTGATTGTAGAAATTTATCCAGACCAGCAAGTGCTTCAGTTGTCCACTTTCCTACTTTTGTTTTTGAAATATATTCAGCAATTGCTCTTTGAATCTTTGTGTATGCATCCAAACCGGTTTTTACAAACTTCCATAAGTTTGCCAAATTAAAACGTATAGCATTGAAAAACTTAAATACTCGGCTGTCTTTAAAGAGTGTGACTATATCCTCAAGCTTCATCTGTGCATAACTTGCAATAGACTTTATAAAGTCAAGTTTAGACTTTACTCCAGACGTGAGTCTATCCAAGATTCCTTCATTTAGAGCATATCCAGACTCAATAATTTGGAGTGCTGAATAATAATCAGCCTCTTCTTGCAGGGAATCTTGATTGTATTCTATATAGGATTTCATGCTTTTTTATTTACATTTCCAATGCTATATTTTGACTGTAAATTCCAATTCGGTTTATCACTATGAGAAATAATTTTTATTTGTTTTAGTGAAGACGTGCCGTTTATAGCTGCTCGATTTGCAAGTGAAAGTAAATTCCAATCTGAAAGTAGGGTTGCAATTGTGTTACGTCTGCACTGATCTTCATATGTAAATGTAGATGGTTTTCCATCTAACATAAAGAGTTCTTTAAAATGAACTATAAAGTAACGCCCTTGTTTATGAAGAATATGACAACTTTGGAAAAGAGTATTGCCATCGCGTTTTGAACACACACCAATGCGAGAAAGTGTCTCTTTAACCTTTAAAAAATCATCGGGGTCGGCAAGATACACCTCAAGCATTTGAGATGGTGTCCAATCGACAATGTCATTGTCCAAATATAAGTTGCTCATAATATTGATATACTATGTATTTATAATATACCAACATTACGCGTCTATCGCCGGCGACTCTTCTTTGTCTGTTTGTTGCGTTTTCTACGCTTCTCAACGCGATTTGGAGACAAGTTTTTCTTTGTAGATTGTGTTCTCCATCCACGAGCCAACATTCGCATCAAAACTTTTCGTGGATCAATTGTAATTTTCATTGGATCAATTACACTAGATTCAACTACTTCAGCCTCAATTATGTTATTTTCCTCCTGTGTCATATTTTTTCTTTAATGTTTGTAATTGTTGTTGAGAAAACAGATGCAACACATTTCGTGCTGCCTCTGAACTGTATTGATACTCCTTCATAATATACGAGATGTGTTCTCCATCATCTTGTCGTTTACCCCATTTACTAAAGCGTTTACGAGGTCGAATCGCCAATTTTAAAAAGTCATATTGCATTTTAGCAGGTAGACTGCAATGTATATTCATTTCATTTGCAAACAAGACAGTGTCTTGAAAATATGACAATCCACGATTAACGATAAATGGGACATATTGTTTATCAGCACGACCTTGATCTGGAAGTGATTCACTCGTATCAGCAGTGCAGTCTTCCATTAAATTTTCACCAACGGCTCCACTGTTAATGGAGTTGATAAAATCAAATGGCGATAATTTTTTTACTTTTTCGTCCATTCGACATTTCCCATAAGTTCAGTTAAACATGCAACCATATTAAGTTCTCTGTCACTTACAAATGCTGCTTTATAACTATAGTCTGCAAGAATAAGAACTGCAGAAGGAATAGATGCTGGCAATGCAATGTCATAGAGACTGTCATAGATTTTTCTAAATACAACACTGCTGTCAAGACTACTATTATTGACAACCCAATTTCGCATACTCTTAAAATCTTTTGACTTTAAATAGTTTGCAAGTTCTGCAATGTTTTCATCGCTCATGCCAACAAGAATTGCTGTTGGAATTTCTCCACTCGTGCTGTAACGTTGACATTCATTGATGACTCGTCTCCAGTCAGGAGCATAACGAATAATTAATTCAGCAATAGTTTTATCAGTGTATTTAATTCCTTCAGTTTTAAGAATAAAGGTCAGACGTTTCATAAAGTCTCCAGCAAGAGATGCCAAAGATTTTTTAGTCGTATTAAATTCAATTACTGAACATCGTGAATGCAATGGACTAATAATACGATTCTTGAAATTGCATGTAAGAATAAATCGGCAGTTGTTGCTAAACTCTTCAATAAAACCACGCAGCGCAGGTTGTGTACTTTGTGGATTAAGGTAGTCAGCCTCATCAAGAATGACTACCTTATAACCACCAGACAGCGATACTGTGCTTGCAAACTGCTTAATCTTATTTCGCAATACATCGATTCCACTCTCTTCAGAACCGTTGATTAGGATATAATCAAGTCCCAGCATATTGCATAACGCCTTTGCAACCGTAGTTTTTCCAAGTCCTGCTGTTCCTGAGAGCAACAAGTTTGGAAGTTGCCCACCCTGCACAAGCTCGTTAAAGGTAGACTTTAACTCACTTGGCAAGATGCATTCATCAATTGTGCGGGGGCGGTATTTTTCGCACCACAAATATTCGTCTGTCTTCATAGGTCAATCTTATACCAAAGTAATATGCTTGTACACATTTTTAATCTCAGCCGCTTCATTTTCGAATTGTGCTGCGTTTTTCTTATGGTATAGTCTTGACACTTTGCGAATCAATGGCTTTGGCAAATTAAAGGCATCAGCTGATGCATTAATAATTTCTTTAATTTGATCTCGGCAATCATCCATTTGTGCAAGTTGAATGCTAATTTCTTTTACTGCATCACGCAGTTCTTTTTGTGTTTTAGGGTCTGTCAAGTCAATCATAATATATTTGTGTGAGGTTTAGTTTGTGGCATCAACGCCTTGGACAAATTCAAATTGAATTTGTCCGTCATCATCTGCAGAGGTGTTTGTAGATTCTGCAGTAGACTCTTCAACCGGCTCTTCTTTTGGAATAAGAGCTACTAGTTTTTCGTGTAGATTACCAACAATGGTAAATTCATTTGCTTCAAATGCTCCACGACGAGAGGCGACATTGATGATGTTACTCATAAGAATAACATCGTTTGTTAGTTTTAGTTGTGTATCTGTTGTTGTTGTTGTTTCCATATTTTTTTAGTTATTTGAGGATGTTTTTTCGAGAGCAATATAGTATTGTACGTCTTGTGATGTGTTTTTCCAATGACTAATAAGCTTAGAAGAATAGGCAATATCAACGGTGTAGTCACCGGGAAGTACCTTAAGGTTTGCAATCATAAACTGCAGATCAAAAGTTTCGGTTTGTGCATTTGCTTCATCAATTACAAGTGAGAAACTATTTGCTGAAGAGTTTTTAGGATCTACAATATTAAGAGTTACAACACCATTTTCTCCAGAGATAGCGAGAATAGAGTGTCCAAGCACACCAGCTGCTTTGCGAACTTGTGACAGCATTTCACCACTAATTTTTACAGTCAAATCAGTTTGAGGCATTGTAATTTTACTCTTAGGAGAAGTTAAGATACTCTCATCTGCAAAACGATAGGATGCTTTGCTTCTTCCAGATTTAAAAAGGATGCTGCTTTCAGTGACATCAAGTTCAGGATCTTGCATAAGTGAAAACATGCTGATAAATTCGTTGAGGTCATAAATACCAAAATTGCTGTTAAACTGTTCAGAAATATTGGCAATTGCCATAATATTTTTTGCTTCAGAAATTGTGGCAAGCGGTTCTCCAGCCTTAATGACTAGATTTGAATTGATACCTGAAAAGTTCTTCAGAATGTCAAGTGTTTGTGAGGATAGTTTAATCATATTTGCTATTTTATATATCAGCTTTTGTGAGCTGATAGTGATTTTTATTTTAAAATTTAAGCATAAAAAGGCGGGTAGACTCTACATGAGTCTACCCGCCGATTTGAATTACGCATTAGCACGTGGAGTTCCAAGGCGATAACGGCGAACCTTATCACCAGTACGGGTCTTGCGATCATTAAGGTAGATTGCAAAACCTTCTGCACGAAGTTTGCTGATCACGCGCGAAGGATCAGCAATACCGCTCTGCTTTGCTTCAGCTGCAGAAAATTCATTTCCCTCTTGAAGGAAAGAATAAATTGCATCTGCCTGTGTCATGGCGTTAGCAAGGCGGGTCAGTCTCTGTGTTTGTTTCTTAGTCATATACGTTTATTTTTGTTTTTCTTTTTTTTGTTTTGGCCAGTTTTTATGTTTGATGTAGGACCACACATCAAAGGGTTTAGAATGGGACGTCGTTGTCAGTAGATGCTGCGGTCAATTGTGGAGAGTCTGAGTCTGTCACAACTGTACCATCTTCATTGACTTTAATTGAGTTTACATCGATTTTCGTGTAAAGATCAAGGAAAGCTTCGCGTGTCTCTTGTTCAAAGCGGGCAATACACATACTGATTGCGGTAAGGCGATCATTGAAGATACTGTATGCTTTGACGATGTGACATAGACGACGAGTAGAGATTAGTTCATCAACACCATCCGCATCATAGGTTTTGCGAATCACGTTGCTCCATGCAACAAGCTTATCAGTAAACTCTGGATCGTTAACACTCATAGACTCCATGTGTTTTGCCACAATGCTGTGTTCAATTTTAAATGGAGGATATGGCTGATCGATCGTGGCTACAAATCGCTCAATAAAGGCTTCATCAATAATGTTTGCCGCGCTATATCGGCCGTCTTCAGAGCCACGACCCTTTGTGTTTGCAGTGGCGATGACGTTAAATCCTGGGGCAGGGTGAACTACTTCACCAATTTTCTTGATCATTACAGGCTTACCTTCAAGAACACCTTGAAGACACATAATTTTGTTTGAGCCACGGTCAAGTTCGTCAATAAGAAGAATGCAACCGCGTTCCATTGCCTTGATGACTGGACCTTTGTGGAAAACGGTTTCGCCATTTACAAGCCGAAAACCGCCAATAAGATCATCTTCATCAGTTTCAGGAGAGATTTGAACTCGCACATATTCACGCTTTAGTTTAGCGCATGCTTGTTCAACCATAAAGGTCTTACCATTTCCAGACATTCCAGAAATATAGACCGGAAAGAAAGTGCGAGATTGAATAATTTGTTGGATGTTTTTATACTCTCCCCATTTTACAAACGTTTGATCGATGGTTGGAATAAAGACATCATCATTTGTAACTGAAGAGACAGTACATGCCAAATTAAATTTTTCGGGTTCCGGACTTTTCGTCATGACTTGGCTGGACTCCTGGGGTTTTCCAGAGATTGCAGATAGATCGAGTTTTCCACGACCAACTTTGCGAGCACGCTTAATTAGGTTTTCATCAATTTCTCTGAACTTAAGACCATGAGAACGACCAACTTCAAAAACCGTTTTTGACGAAAGAAGTTGCGTTGAACCTTTATGAGCCGTGAGGAGCTCGTTGAGGACGGTTTCTATTTTTACTTTGTCTAGCATATTAGTGTGTGTGTGGGGTGTGTTGTATTGCTTACAGAGTCATTATACACAAAAACTTAGGATTTGTACATAAGAAAGTGATAAAAAACTCACTTTTTTCACATTTTACGCGATGGTTTGTGTGAATTTGTTGAGAAACACTCTGGAGAGTCGCTTTTCAGAGGTGTATTTAGTAAATGCGCGTGCAATTTTGTTTTGTGAAGACGTTGCGGTGGAGTCTTCAAAGTCACCAATTTCAAATTCACTGTCATCATCAATGTTCAAATCGTTTTTGGATTCAAATACAAAGTATGAATCAAAATTAAATCCATTGTCAATAGAGACGCACTTGTCTTTTTTAGATGCGCGTTGAATGGTTTTAAACTTTGCACATGCATCGGTCCACGTAATGTCTTTGTGTTTACCACTATTTTGAATAGCAGCAATACAATGTTTAGAATAGTCAGACTTATAGTTTGCAATGAAAAATCCAATCGTAGTAACTCCAAGTGTAGTTTTGAGATTATTAATAACCTCAGCATACATATTGCGTGACATTCTACGTTTAAATTCTAAGGTCTTTCCTTCAATCGTGATTTTGATGTTATTGGCATTTTCGGCCTTGACTGGCTTTTCATATTTTTCGCCGACTGAGTTTTTAGAAAACTGGACTGGACGCTCTTCACCATCAGTCAAAAAGATGACATTCAATTTTTGAATTGGATATTCACGCTTGAATTTCTTTACAATTTCATGTGCAACAATAACAGTTTCAACAAGTGGTGTACCAGAAAATCTTTCATGCATTCCACCAAGTGGAAAACGTCCACTTGGCCATGATTGAGTACCGAGTTTGGCATATTGCGGGCATTGCGCTTTAAGTTCACGGCATGCCAAGTCAAAATTGTTTTTATTCAGTTTTGAGCTCAATACGTTAATAATTTTTACGTCATTAAAACACATGTTATAACCTGGAAGTTTACATTCTACTGCACGAACCGGATCAGTGCCATAAAACTCATCAGTAGTGGTAAATCCATAGACTTCAAATGGAATTGCAACAGCTTTACAAAAGTACACTAGTTGCAAGGTCTGATCAATAACTCGACCAATTGTACCTTGCATTGAACCAGAATAGTCGATGAAGAAAATCATACCATGTGATTTTGCATCAGCCAATGATGTAACACTCTTGAAAATTTGATCCTCATATTTGTATGAGTAGAGCCGATTGACATCAATTGATCCAGTTCTTGATTGTTTAGAACGTGAATATTGATATGCTGCTTTGCGTCTCTCAAACTCTTTAACAAGGGATGAAATACTCTTTTCAGTATGACTTTTGAATGTTTTCCACTCGGTCGTAAACACTTCAGAATTTAAAATTGCATTATAGTTAACTGGATTTGTCTCACGACGATCACGCATAACTTCTTCAATAGGAATTATAGTTGAGAGCAAGTCTTTCAAATATGGAGAATTTGCGACATGACTTATATTGTCATCGTCCTGCAATGCTTTGATGTTTTCATCAACAGACTTCATTGTGTGAGATTCAAGTTCTTTGGAGAGTGTTTCATTGTTGGCAATATCACCGCCATCATCTTTACTCTCAATAGCAGATTTTTTTTCAGTCTCTTCAAAGGACTGTTGTTCAGACTCAGTAGCAGATGCACCACCTGTCCAATCTTCACCGTTTAATGATGAGGTGTCGCTACTTGAATCGTCTTCAGAATCTGAGCTATTTTTCTTTTCAGAGCTTTGTGCATCATCTTCAGACTCTTGATCACCTTCAGACTCTTGATCTATAGAGTCATTGCCAGCAGATGGACTCTTCTCACCATTTGGATCTGATTTGCCCTTTTGTTTTTGCTGTGGTTGCGACTCATTTTTGATCATCTTGGCAATGTCCTTACAAATATCCAAAACATCTTCAAAAGTTACTGCAGCATAACACCTATTATAGATGTCACGTTCGGCAGTATTTAGTGGCACATCGACAAATTCACCAATTTTTGCATGAATATTAAGTCGATCTGCAAAACCAAATGTTGCAAGGTCGACACCGTTAATTTTAAAAAAGTCATTTTTCACAAAGTGACTATAACCTTCTTTGAAGGAGTACACAAGACCTGGATAATTAGATTTGATGAGACGTTCAATTCGAATGTCTTCCACAATGTTTCCAATGTCAAAAGGAACTCCAGGCAATTCTGCTTTAAACCGACTGATGCCATCTTCAGGAGTATGAAGTGCATGTCCAACTTCATGACCAATAAGAAGGTCAGACACATATTTATTTGCAGTGTTCCATGATGGCAAACCTAAAATTCTGTTTTTGACATCGAAGAATGCAGTGGTGTAATTACCAATTGCAACTTGAATATTCTCTTTAGCTAAGAGCTTAGCTAGTTTAGTTTGAGACTCTCGATTAACTGTTGCCGTCATTATGGTATTATAATACCACAAATTTTGCCCACTGTAAATAAAAAAGTGAAAAAAAGTGACGTCTATTTGGTACCAATGACTTGGCAACCTATTTTCGAGCAAAAAATGACTGGATTAGGACATTTCTTTAATTTCTGTGAAGTTTTTAACCTTTTGAGAAGAATGTCTTCCTAATATCCAGCCATCAGGCTGCTCGTTTTCAATAAAACTGCGGGTAATTTTGCCATCAGTGTAAAGTTTTTTTCCAGCCATAGGTGATTTTTTCCCAAACATTGGATTTTTTTCGCCAATATTCCTATTATTTTTTTTCCAACTAATCTTAGCCTTAACCATAGCTTCAGCAGATTTCATTGGATTATTTTCAATACATCTATTGCGCGCAATATCTTTAACGTGATCGAGTGCACCAGAAGCATATCGAGCTTTTAATGCACTTGAAATGTTTTCACCTCCCTTATGTTTTTCTCCAGTTCTGTTTTTACCATACATTGGGTTTTTAGAACCGGATACGTCCATACCAAAAAATCCATCTGGTTGTGCCAATGACTTATTAATATATTCAGAACTTTTTACTACGTCATATTGAATCTGATAATTCAACTCAGCAACCATTGCTTCTTTGCGTGTTGAGTGTTCTGATAGTATTTTTACTGTAAAAAATTCTAAATTATCTCGAATTTCATCATCCCATAGTTTCTTAAATTCTAATGAGGATACGCTTCCTTTATATCCATTCTTAATATTCTCAAGTGATGTTGAACCAATATAATATGGTGGAAGTTTATTTCCAGAGTATGTAGTTAAATAGACGCAGTACATATAGAAGTAGTGTATAGATCTATTTATAAAATCATCTACTTCAAGTACTCGACATCATATGTGGTGTAATTTCCTTTTTTACTTGCAATAATTTTTCTGTCAAAAGATCTTTCAAATGACTCTGGTTTATGTGTTATGACATACACTTTAGTTTCATTGCCAAGTGATTGCATTATACTCAGCAGATAATCTACTCCATCAGAATCAAGCGAGCTATCAAAAATTTCATCAAGAATTAAAATGTTAGTGTTGCTGCTATTTTTCATTTTGGCAATTTGCCTCCATGCAAATAGTAGGCTCAAATCAATTCTAGTACGTTCCCCCTCACTAAATGAACTATAGGTAAAATCATCGCGGTGGCGAGAGCGGATTGTTTCGGTAAAGTTTTCATCAAGGTTAAAGAGGACAAAAAAGTCAAGAATTTGCAAGTATTGATTAATAAGCTTGTTCATAACTGGAAGATATTGACGAATAATTTTTGTCTTTATACCAGTGTCTTTTAAGAGCTCAGCAATAACTTCATTGTACATTCTCTCCTCAAGTTGCTGTGCACGATAGTCTTCTAAACTATCTTTTTCAACGTGTAACACATTTAAGGTTGTCTGTGCATCAGTCACTTCAGAAGCTTCATGATGAGTGTGCGTCAACTCAACTAGTTTTTGGATTCGCTTTTCTAGGCCTTCAATTATAGTTTGATTGCTTTGTACTTTATTGTTTAGTTGATTTAGGCGACTTATTTCATCGGTTGTTGTCTTTAATGCACGCTCAACTTCATCTAAAGAATCTTTTAATTGTGTGTAGCCAGCATTTAATTCTTTAGCACTGTGCTTACACCCATCTATTTTAGTCTGTCTAAAATCAGTGTCGATATTTTGACTGCATGTAGGGCAACTGTCATTGGTCTCATAAAACTTTGCATCATTTACAAGTTTTGTAATATTGTCCTTAATTTGTCGTTGATATGAGACAAGTGTAGATTTTGTCTTCTCATTTCTTTTTAGTTGCTGAGAGTTTTTGCCATAATAATTGCTGTACTCCAAAGTGAGTGCAGTATTTTCAGTCAACATATCCTTTATGTTTTTATTTAGGCTATTAATCTCTTCTAAATATTGTGAGTTGTTTGTTTCACTCAATTGTTGTAGGCTTGTTATGTGTGCAAGTTGAAGACTTATCTTTTCCTTTATTGTGGAAATATGATTTTCAGAGTCTCGTATTTGATCACGCAATTTTGTGGAACTCTCTTTTAAAAGTCCATTCATCTTACTAAAGACGCTAATATCAAGCAGGTCTTCAATAACTTCCCGTCGATGATGCGTACTAAGTTGCATAAATGGAATAAAGTTACTGCTTCCAAGCACAACAACCTGATGAAAACTCTTATGATTGAGTTTTAAGATATTAGTCTCAAGTAGTTTTTGATAGTCACGTGAATGAGACTCTTGATTAACCAATATTCCATTTTGCCAAATTTCAAAAATATTTGGTTTTAAACCACGAATAATTTTGTATTCAGAACTATTAAGTTTAAAGTGGATTGTTACCAGACAGTTTTTACCATTGATGCTATTGACCAATTGTGGCTTGTTGATATTACGATGAGGTTTGCCAAAGAGCGCAAAAGAAAGAGCATCGAGCATAAGAGACTTTCCTGATCCGTTGTGTCCTACAATAAGAGTAGATTTTGAATCATTCAAATCTATCGAGATCTCGTTGTCGCCAACGCTCAAAAAGTTTTTATAACTTAACTTTGTAAAAATAATCATATGTTGTCAGTTAGTTGTGATTCTACGTATAGTTCTTGCAATTTTCTTTTTATTCTCTCTTTATCAAGGTCAGTTTCAATTGCATTAACATAACTGTTTAGTAGAGATGGTGTGTCTGATACCTCAATTGATTCATCGTCAATATTGTCTGCAGAATATTCTACAAATGACTCTACAATTTTAAGATCAAATGGATCTGCTGCATTAATTGAATCAATATATTTGTCAAAGGCGTATGGGTCTTTTTTAGATGTAACTACAACCTTAACGTATGTTCCAGTGAGCTCAGTACCTACTATTGGTTGCGGTACTTGAACTGAGTCATCATACACCAAACGATTGAATAGTGTAATTGGATTTCTAACTTCAATTAGCTCACGAGTTGTAGCGTCAAGAACATGGAAATATTTAGGATCATTACAGTCTGCCCATGTAATTTCATAAGGCACACCTAAATAATGAATGTTGTCACGTGAACTCTTTGTATGATAGTGACCAGAGAGCACCATTTCATATCTAGAAAAAAGACCAGCAGACATGCCGTGACTTACAGCCGGTGCACCCTTCATCATTTCAAATCCTTCAAGTTCAAGGTGAGCTCCAATAATTGGTGCATTTGCTTTTTCAATAAAGGCTACTGACTCTGCATAGTTTTCAACCGTAATCCAGGGCAGCAACGCAATGCGCATTCCACCATATTCGCGAACTGTTGGTGACATAATCACATCAACACGTGAGCTTTGATGCTGTAAGCATTCAGTAAGACTACAGAGTGAGTTTGTGTTTCGGAAAAATGTGTCATGATTGCCTGGAATAATATCCATTGTCATGTCATACTCCTCCAATTTATCTAAAAACATCTCTTTATTACGAGATAAGACTTTGTAGTTTAAATATTTACGATGATCAAAATAGTCACCAAGATGAATTATCTTTTTTATTCCATGTTTGAGACAATATGGAAAAAACAACTCAGAATAAAATCTTTCTGTATAGTCAAGAAAGATATCGTTACCATTTTTTACCCCAGTGTGGGTGTCTGTTAATACCGCAATTTTCATAACATAAAATCATCAAGCGCTCCAGCCTTATCGACCGTTGTTCTGCTTTTTCTTTTAGCACTTGGTTTTGGTTGAGCATTTTCATCCTTATAGAAGGCATCATTTTTCTGCCGAACCTTTTCAATAAGAGACTCACTATAGTTTTCTTCGCCATCACCAAATTCAGCAAAGTTACCAACATTGCCTTTTTCAATTAGCAGCTTTTTAATATCAACATGTTTTTTCTCTTTAGCAATTCGACGTAAAAATGCAAAATAAGAGATTTGAGTAAAATAAGAGAAAGCATTTGCATTGCCACTTCGTGTTGGTGCATCATAGTTGTAGTTGTTTACAGCTTTAATGCAATTCTCAACAGCATCCATAACCATGTCTTCACGATAGCTGTAATTCATAAAGTTGGGACTCCGCGATAGACCATTGGCAATTTTAAGAAAACATTCTCCAATATGATTAGTTAGTGGTCGTGGCTCTCTACCTTCCGCGAGGTCAGAACGTACACCTTCAACATGTTCACTAATTAGTTGAGAAAACTCTTTGTTGTTTACATAGTCTTCACCTCGGGATCGTCGCTTTACTTTTTCTTGCTGCATGTCTTTATTATAAACAGTTTTCAGTATTTGTACACATTTATTTTATGTGTAGTGCATTTTCTTATTTACATCCCCACAGGAGTTGTGTATAATAATCTATGATTCAATGAATGCTAATCAAATAAACCGTAAACAAATGTTATTACAATGATAACTGTTTAACAAGTTCAAGTGAGGGATCAAATAAATTATCAGAACATTCTGATTCATATAGCATCATAAATGCATTTGCTCTATTAATTATTAGAGATTCAATATACCTATTCTTAATATCGAGTGATGCATTCATCATACTTTCAATTGCTGCATGATATACAATGCATGATTCATCATCACTGTTTGATATGAGTGGAACAAATATCTCTGAAAAGATTGAACTACTTGAGCATATCTGTTTAATTTGCATTGGACAATGAAGTCGTATTGCATCATTTTCTGCGCCTATTAGACAATATTCTCCAATAACAGTCTTACCACTCGTTAATGTTAGGATTCGAATATCAAGCTGTGGCGCAATCTCAAATAGTTTATCAATCATTGTAAGTTTATTTCGTATATTTTATAGTCAAACTGCTCTTTAGCATATATTTTAATACGCTCTATTGCATGGGTCATTGTGTAGTTTTTCTTCTTTTTCCATGAGAAGTTATCTGAAATATCATAGACAGTTGTTCTGTTACCATTATCTGATTTTCGCAGTCCACGACCAATGCTTTGAAGCACTCGTATTTGACTCTTTGTTGGTGAGGCAAAGATAATCTGATGTAGGTTTTTAATATTTATCCCTGTGCTGAAGCACCCGCTTGATGCAACAATAACAACGCCACTTTCCCCAACATTAACTTCATCTGGTTTCATTTTGTGTTTTTCTTTCTTTTGCTAATTTTCTATTTGCCAACATCATAGCTCTCCATTCTGGATCAGCCCACTTTTCTTTAAGTGAAGTTGAATTTGACCCATGTTTGCGGTTTTTCATTTTATCTCTAAAATTAGGGTCTGTCCACTTTTCTTTGATTGATATACCGGCCTTTAGTCTTTTATCTACATTACTATTAACATCCTGCATTTTTAATGAAAACTCTTCACGCTCTTCAATCGACCTGTAATCCCAATATTCTCGAGCAGCTCGCTTCATTCGTAATTTTCCCTCAGGGGTATTCCTTTCAGCTATCATTGATTCTTTAACTCGTTTTTTATACTCAGGGTCAGCCCATAATTGTTTAAAGTGTTCACTTATTTCGGCTTTTGCTTTTGCATTATTATCAAATCTACGCTTAGCTAATTCTGATGCAAAACCACCTTTCATTCTTAGCGAAGTTTTAATTTTACATTGTTCAATGTATTCTTCATACTTATCAGAATTTTTAAATTTTTCCATAGCTTGTTTTTTAGCGATGCTTAAACTTTCGCTGTATTCTTTGCCTCTAATATTAGTATCAGGTTTCATAAAATTTAATGGTCGGTGAAAATCATTTCTATTATATGCTAAAAACAAATATAGGTGTGCATCACAATGATCATTATATTTTAGTTTAACTGTAATATCATTTGGTTCAATACACTGTGGTAATATATGATGATTTTCACAATACAGATCGGTATCATAATTTACTTCATTTTCTATGATAAAGGTAATATATTGATCTAATGCTTCTTCATTATCAGGTTCTCCTAATTTACTTATTAAGAAATTCTTTATGTTTTGTACTGGTATTAACATAAAGTTATTTATACAAACCTCTAATTACACCCAGGCAGATATCCACTTATCACATACATCATCATTGGTTGTAATGTCTTTAGCAAATTTTGTAGTTCCATTAGATAGGGTTACGGTACTGTCATTATTAACTTTAATCTTCTTTTTTCCAAATCTTAAAATTGTTTGATTTGTATGATTATCTGTAATTTCACGAATGTTTTCGCGATCTGTTGCATTTACTTCACCACTCACATAGAACACTTGCCGAGCGTCATCGCATAAGCTACGAATCAGCGCATGCAGTGGTTTGCCGTGTTTCTCGACATAGTTAAAGAGTACAAGCGTGTTTCCAGTCTGATCGGCGGCCAGCTTAGCAATAAAATTATTTCTAGATTGTAACGACACTAATGTATCTATCTCACCTTTATAATCCATTTTTGAGACGCTCTTTTTAAGCTCATCTGTATGGTTTAACACAATACATTTTACCTTAAGGTCAGCGAGTGTGTCGTTATCAATAAGTTCTTTTGTAGAAATAACTTTGTGCACAGGACCAAAATTACCAATTAGGACACGTTCATTACACACACTGCCATCAAGTGTTCCAGTAGTTCCAATTCTGTAGCTTGCATTTACACACGCTGCCATAATTGTATTTAGGCTCTTTGCTTTAAAGAGATGCGCCTCATCACCAATTACCATTCCATATTCACGAAACCATGGGGTTGGACATGTAATTGCACTCTGCCACGTGGTAATTACAATGCGTGAGTCAAAGTTATTTTTTTCTTTACCACTATAGATTTTATGTATCTCTTCTTCTGCATTAAAAGAGTCATCTTGTGAAGAATAGTCGGCAAAGTCTTTTGTCATTTGCTCGACAAGGCTTGTAGTTGGAACTACAATCAATACCTTTTCATCATGATGTTCTAAAAACCAACGTACTGTAAGGTAAATAATTAGACTTTTACCAGATCCAGTTGGTGATATAATTAGACTGCGGCCTTCAGTACATGCATGACAATATGCATCCAACTGATAGTCTCTTGGAGAAATAGTTGACGAGCCATTTGTAATTTTCAAAGAGCCAGCAAATGTTTTCAAGCCATCTGCGCTTGGAGGCACACGTGAAACTATTTCATGGTCAAGTCCTACAGAATAGTCACGACTCTTTGCAAATTTTAATGCATCAAATAAGAGTCCATATGGGAGTGTTGATGTTTTAATATTATATAATCTAATGCGTCCATCCCATACTTTATTTCTATATGATGGAACAAATTTATAACCCTCAGCATAGAAAGTAAAATGTTCAGATATTTCTCTTAAAATACCACCATCTGTTGAAGACAATTTTAAATATGCTTCATTGAGTTTATGTATTTGTAGTTGAGCCATTATTTTTTATATTTACAATTATCAAAATGCCATTTAAACATATTATATTTACCTATTTTTTTACAATGCGGACATTCATATTCTGGTAAATTGTTCATGGTTAGTTTCATTCTTTTAGATCTTTCATCTCTTTGCAACAATGCGCTTTCTGAAATTTTTCGTCTAACTTCAGGTCGGCATGCAGGATTTAATGAACCAGATGTACCGCACTTACTATGATCTCTTTTATCAAACTTACCAGAATCCCATGCATTTTTAATTGAATCTCCTCTCTTTTTGTAATCAACTCTTTTACATAATTCACGTTGTGTGTCGCTATTATTAAATATACAATTAGATCTTCCAGGCATCCATCCTTCAGGAATTATCAAATCTTTATTAAAATATTTATCTATAATACCATTTGTAATCCATCGTTTATTTGATACAGTATCTCCCCCATCTCCTTCTTCAATTTTTAAATTAGCCCAATCATTTGAATTTACAACATCAAATTCAATACTTTTTTGTATTGCTACTCTTTTAAATTCATCTTTATCAGTTGTTTCAAAAATAAGTTCTGTTTTAATAAGGTCACCATGTTTTTTTAAATGTTTTTTCCAACGCGTACCAGATCCTTTATAATTGTCGTATAATATACCAGAAGTTCTAGTATAACATAAATATTTTAAACCGCTAATTAAGTGAGTTTTGATCATTAATTTATGAATTTTCATAATACTATTTATCAAATACTCAAATTCAACCATGATCAACTATGATCCTGATACAAATCGTCTATGATCTATAATATTTTTAATTGTGGTATGTCTCCACTTGATGTTGTCCATAATATCTTTCAAAGTATCAACAATTGTAGACTGATATTCTATTTGACCCTGTAGTTTCATAATGTCAGAGTCAGTGTTGTAAAACATATCCATATCACTCTTAAGTGGTTTTGCCATTCCATGAAACGGATCATAGACCCAACCCTTCTCGTCCATCTCCTCCTTTGTCATTTTACCATTATAGTACAGCCATTTATCTTTACGCAGATATGCCATAGTCAGGTCTTTTTTCTTAAGATTTAATTTAGCCAAACTATAGAGTTCCAAATATTTTGAATGCAGTGCTGCACTCTTAACACTCGTCTCATCTAGATTGACTTCATCAATCCGACTGTCTTTTTCCCATAATTTAAGTATATCGTCAAGTTGTAGCATATTATAGTATTATATATCATTCCAGAAATTCAAAATAATCATAGCGAAATGTAACATCAACAAATGCATATTCAGTTTCACTAGATTGAACATTAAATTCTACTCCACCCAAGTTTGTTGGAAATGCATCTACAAGTCGTACTACACGAGATATATTGTTGTGACTTGTAATAAAACTCAGTGCAATGTCATGAGATTTTAAGGCATCACTCTTTGTGTTGTGTAGCATCCAACCAAACATTTCATTGTATGTATTTAAGTTTTCATCAACTGCTACTCTTATTGTAATTGGATCAAATGTCAATCGATCACCTGGCACAAATCCTTGGTTATTTCTATAGTTTGCTGCAACTTCAGTAAGAGACACTGAAGGAAAACTTGCACTTACCGCAAAATATTCAGTGTTTTTAAAGTCATCAGATTCAATAGCTAATTTGAATCCAGTCAATGATAATAGATTTGTATTCATAAGCTTATTTATGCAAAAAAAGAGAGCCACTCTTTCGAATGGCTCTCTTGGGGTAGTCCTAAGGTAATAAGACTAAATTTAGATTAGGCAGCATTGTTGTATGTGCTACCACCGATACCAGTCACTGTGAAGCGACGGAAGTATGGGTTTGCACCGTTTGTACCAAGTGGATCACTGCTTACGCCACCAGCATATGGGTTAGCAACAAGACCATAACGAGTCTTGAAACCAATTTTTGGCTGGAATGTTTCAGGATCAACTGCACGAACCATGGTAAGTGGAACGTATGGGCAATAGAACAGACCTGCATCATATGCATTTGCACCGCGATAACCAACAGTTACATAATCATCAGCAGAGAATGGATCGATGAACACTTTAAGACGTCCATTGATCATACCAGCAAATACGTTGCCAGTGTCATCAACATTGAGATTAGTTGCAAGTGCTGGAGCATAGTCAAGAACACCAGCAGCTGCGAGAGCAGATGCAACGTTGCTTGAGCAGATAACTACGTTACCCTTACCACGACGTGTTGCTTTGGAAACAGCATTCGCTTCAACTTCGATTTGGAAAAGAAGTGATTTGAATTTTTCAACTGCCCAACGGCCGTCTGCGTCTTGATCAAGGTCAAAAGAACCATTGATTGCACCTGATACAGCTTTAGTGTTTACTGTGTCAATAACTTCACGGTTGATTTCCGCAAGGATTTCAACAGAGAGGATATTAGCAAGTTCTGCTTCAGCATCAAGGCCGTGAACGGACTTAAGGTCTTGTGCAAGTTCCATTGTGTATTCTGCTTTAAGAGCGCGTGTCTTAGCAGTAACAGTTGTCTTGTCAACAGTAAAGCCCATTTGACCAAAACCAGCACCAGAAGCAGTACGTCCGATTTGAACTGTACCAACAGTTGGATCTGGATCAATATAGCTTGTGTTTGTACCATCACCAGTAAGTGCTTCACCTTGTGCAGTTGTAACTGGACCAGAGAATGCAGTGTTAGGCTTGTTGAAGAGTGCTTCAGCAGTATTTGCACCAGCTGCGTTCTGATATTGACTGCGCATTGCGAAGATCAAACCAGTAGGCATTGTCATTGGCTGAACACCAGCAATATCGTAAGCAACGATATTTGGCATTGCACGACGGACAAGTGAGATAAGAACTGGATCCCAGGTCTTAACTGCGCCAGTTCCGGCACCAATGTTGTTATCTTCGTTAAGGAACGAAGCTTGTGAGCGCTCTTCATTGAGTGCTTTTTCTTGGTTTTCAAGAAGAACTGCTGTAATGGACTTACGGTAGTTGTCTTTAAACTTTGGGGCGTCTTGAGCTTCCAATACTGGAGCCCACTTTTTTTCGAGTGTTTCTGAATTAAACATAATAGTATTTTCTTAGTTGTTGTTTTTTGGGGTTGTTGAAAAACCGTTATCTATTATTAAATGTTTGCTGTAGTAGCTTTGTTTAAACGAGATATAGCGGTTAAATAGTTTTTCATTGCAGGTGAAACATGTGCTTCACCTTCGTTTTCTACAATGGTTTCGGTTGTTATAAATGAATGGGTTGAATCTTCAACTTCTTCATTTACGGTTTTTGATTCTGAATCAAAAAGAGGGCCGTTTATGTAGAACTCTTTAATTGTTTCTACTTTAGAACGGAATTTTTCTTCAGATGAATATTGAACGTCTTCAATTAATGACTTAAGCTTTTCAGCTTGAGTGTCGGCAAGATCAGATGTGCATTCAGTGATAATCTTTTCACGTGAAAGGCTTTCAACACTTTCAACTAGACCGGAGACGAGTTCAAGCGATTCTGCAAGTTTTGTTTCTGCAGCAGCTTTTTCTTCTTCGAGTTTAGCATAGAGGTCGACTTTACCTTCAGGTACTTCGATGTAGTTTTCAGCAAATACACCCTTAAGCGATTTGATAAAGTTTTCAGCAATTTCTGTACGAAGGCTGCTTTCAATTGCAACTTTGTTGTCTTCAACCCAGCATTCAACTGCGTATGTAAGATAGTTGTCAATTTTATCAACCATTCCTTCTTTGATTGCTTCTACTTCTTCAATAAGAGTAACTGCATAGCTTTCTTTAAGAGCTTCCTCTGCTTCTTTGACCTTGCTCTTTACAGCGGCTTCAAAAATAGTGGTTGCTTTTTCTTTAAACTCTTCAGTTAAACCTGCTTCACTTTCAACAAGGCGAGAAATATCGCTTGAGTCAACTGTGATATCGATTTCGGATTGGGTGTCTTCTGTCATGTCTTTTTCCATGTCATCCATCTCTTCGCCGAGTCCGCTTGTAAGCATTCCGATTGCAGCACCATAGTCACCGTCTGCCTTTTTAAGTATACCTTCAGCTGCAGCCATCGCCTTGCCTTCATCATACTTGTCACCATGAGCAGCTTTCAATATGCTCTTAGCATACTCCATAAACTCTTCATCAGAGCTTACTTCAGCCTCTTGCACTTTTTTAGCTTCAGACATTTCTTCTTCATCTTCTTCTTCCATTTCCTCTTCTTCTTCTTCTTCCTCTTTCTTGCACTTACCTTCAGCAATCTCAGTATTTTCCTGATCAAGCTCTAAGTTTTCGTCGAGAGAAAGTAATGTTTCTTCGGAGATGTCAGTGATGACGTCTTCTGTTTTTTCAAGTTCTGTGTTTTTCATATATTACTTTGTTTCTATTTTTAGAGTTTGGAGAGGAAACTCGACATGCCTAAATAAGTCTGCGTTTCTGTCTCTGTTTTTCAATTTACCCATACTATTTGTTCACTTCAACACTAGACGTGTATCGTCCATAATTAAAAATTTTTAAAATTTTATTTCCTTTAAAAAGTTTGAAAAGAGTTGTATTTGCTCTTCGGCAATTTGGTTCTTTGTCATTTTTGAAATTTTATCTTTGTATTTGTCAGCTGTTACGGCAACAATAGAGTTTCCTTCATAGAAATACTCTACACCTTCCATAATCCCATTGACAAATGCAGATGGCGCACTTGGATCCTGAACAATGTCCACTGTTGATAGGACAAAGTCATCATTGACCATAGTTTGACCATTACGATTTGCAACTGTCCCCATACCACGGCTAGACACGCCGAGTTGGCAACCACCTTCAAGCAGTCCTTTTACAATCTTACCCATCGGGGTATCAAGTATAAGTGCTTTTCCATAGACATCATTTCCAGACCATTGAAGTTCTGTAATACGATGTGATACCTTGTCAAGGTTAATTGCTGGACCTTCAGGATGATTAAGTTCACCTACAGCACGTCCTTTATTGACATATTCTGTAACATACTTTTGGACTGCTTTTTCAAGCACAGTTTTAGGATAGACTCGACGGTTACGATTAACCTGTTCTGCCTGCATAAAAACACCATCAATGATAAATTTCTTTTCGCCATTTTCGGCTGATTCAGAAAAATATTTGATGTTTTCTGTATGTTCAGTGATTAACTTCATTATAAACTATTTATACAAAACTGCTTTTCAACACATTGTTTTAAGACTACTAATTATGGGACTGCCGGATAATTGGTAGTTTTTACATATGAGGAAGTAATTTTTGCTGCGGTAAAACCGTTGTTCCATGTTGTTACCAACCAAGGACGACCTTCATAACTATAAGCTCTTGCTATTTCTCCAAGAGTATTATTTAAATAGAGCCAAACACCTGTTTCATATCTTACAACTTCATCACCATAAACATATGTTTCATTACCATACGGTGCATATCCAATCGGAGCCATTTTTCTCCAACTTTGACCACCATAAAATGTTCCTTCAGTTGGGCCAAACGGTCCATCCATCAGCACCCATGCTGTAGCATCTGGTTCGGCCGCATTTGCAGGATTGTCACTACCAATCGCCGGTCGATAATCATGGATCGCCCGCCCTAAAGATCTTCCAAGAGCTGTATAGTTTCTAGGCAGTATCATTATCCTTTGCGATGTGCGAGGTCAAACTTAATGCTTGTAGTACCACTTGCTCCAGTGATTTGTACCGCGAGTGTTTGACTTGGCGGAGAAATAACAATGTATGCAGATGATGTTGTCATCGTTAACGCAGTTCCAGCTAAATCTCTAAATGGCGCAAAAACTTCAGAGCCGTCCTCATAACCAAGTGTTGCTGTACAACCTCCAAATGTTCCAGAAACATAGAGTATATAATCATTACCAATAAACGGAGCATTTAACGTATACGTATTATTTGACGTTACTGGAGTAGTTTTGACGTATGGAATCATATTGGTATTTATACAAAATTAAATTTACTGAGTCTCTTGATCATTATAGAGACTTGCAGTAAGTTCAACCTTTTTAATGTCAAGTATTGTACGAGCTTTATCTTGAAGAAGTTGATTAAACGCCGCGTCAGCAGACACTGTTTCACCATCTAATATATTTTGAATTAATTCTTTAGTTTCCATATTGTTTATTTATTTTACATTTCTTCATCCGTTTGAGGAGGGGCAGTGCCTTGTTCCTCAGAGATTTCAGTATTCATCTTTTCAATTTCGTCATCAGACATATTAAGCAGATTACTACGCACCCATTTTTCACTGTAATATTTACCAATGTGTGATGAGACAGCATCAAGCATTGCAATGCGCTCTTTCATAATTTCAAAGTCTTTTAACTCACTAAAGAAGTTGTCTTCAACATAGTCAATTGAGATGTTTTCTTTGATTTTACCCCAATCATCTTCAGTAATAATACCTTTAAGAATCAACTGTACGCGTAAGAGATCAATAAAGAGAATTGAGAATTTTTTACGAAGTCGGTTAATAAACTTTTGAAATTTAACCTCTTCGCGAGATATTTCACTGACACGTCCCATATTAAATCCAGTCTCACCCTCAAGGCGATTAACAGGAATGTTTAGTGAACGATAGAGTTTCTTTTGGAAAAAGATGACGTCCTCAATTTGGCTGAGGTTATCGCCACCAGGCAGTGTTGTAATTTCTGTTCCACGACCACCTTCTCGACGAGGCAACCAAAAGTCTTCAAGCATACTCATGCTCTTACGATCATCTCGAATCTCGCCAGTAGTTGCATCATAGACAAGTTTATTACGATACTTTGCCATAATGCCTTGAACATACTCTTCAGCTTTACCCTTTGGTAAGTTACCAATGTCAATGTAGAAAATACGACGCTCAGGCGCACGTGATATACGATAGATGACAAGAGCGTCTTCCATCATACGCAACTGGTTAACAAGCTTTACGCTCTTGTTAAGATATGAAACAGCAGCTTTTCCAGACTCGTCTAATATTCCAGATGGAACATAGACAACAGTGTTAGGATCAATTTTTACACCGTTTGTACCAGAGGTACTCGACCAGTCTTCAGAATACAAGAAATATTCACCAGTAATCTCAGTGGTTTTTGTTCCAGTAGTTTTGTCAATTTTGTTTGTAACCTCTTTAATTTTTTTAATTTTTAAAGGATCAATTGCTCGAATCTCTTTTATGCCTTCTTTTGGCTTTTTAGTGTCAAACATTATGTGATAATAGAGTTTACCATCAATATACCAACGGCGAAAAATATCATATCCGTTGTAGTTAAATGATAGGAGCTCCAGCAACTCACCAAACTCTTCACGAATTTTTTTCTTAATGCTGTCTGGCTGATCAAGATTATTCATAATAATATTGACTGGCATACCATCGCTGTCAGAGACAATTGCAGCATTTACAATATCAGAAATTGCAGCGTCACACTCTGGTTGTGAAGCAGCACTGCGACACTTTAATATTGTGTCTTTTTCGTTTGTAAGCGATGCACCGTCAATATCGAGTACGTGTCCATAATAACCAGAAGCACTGCTACTAGCTAATACAGAAGTACCGTCATTCTCAATTGGGGTAGAGAATGACGGTATGTTAGAATCTCCAGAAGAGTTTTTCTTGTCAATTATTTTTGATAATTCATATCCAAATAGCTTCATAATATATATTTATAACGAAAAATATTAGCCAAGAGTACTATTTGAAGTCCAATATTGATATTGAAATTCAACAGTAAACTCTTCAATCTGATCATTTGTTTCGTAATTGAGTTCAATTTGCGAAATATTTGTTGGAAATGCACCAACAAAAGTGTATACTTTCGTAGGAGCTTCGCTTGAACCATCACGACTCAATTGTTTTACCGCTAAATCTTTGTAGTAGTTTAATGGACCAACACGACCAGAAGAAGTGTTTGATGCATGTCTATTGATAAGATTCATCCACTCTTCAAGTGCATTACGGATTTCCATATTAACATCGTTAATTACTGTAATTGTCCATGGTTCGAATGTACGATCACCAGCAACCTTTAATTTACGACCACGATATGGTACTTCAATTGGTGCAATTACACTTGCAGGCAATTGAGCTCCCTTTACCAAGAATCTGCTTTTGGAAGAGACATTATTTCCAGAAACTCCTTCTGGAAAATAAAGTTCAACTTCAAACAGGTTGGGACGAGCTCCGCCACCAGCAAACGCGTTTTTAAAATTTGATAAATTACTCATTGTTTTATTTATTTATAGTGTTTTATTAAGATTATGCACCAATTTCGCTAAAAGCAATACCACTACGACTTGCAATGAAGTTTAGGGTGATATAGTTAATTGAACGGGCAGGTTTAATATAGATATCAGCTACAAATCGATTTGTATCAATGACCTGTGCAGTATTGTTTGTTTCGTCACAAACAATCTTATAATCGGTAATACCACGACGTGATTGAACATCGCGTAACAGCGGTTCAATTGTGTTGATAAATGTATTACGAGTAAATTGATCGTTAAATTCAAACAACTGGAATTTAGCTGTAGTAGCACATGCTTTTTGTAAAGAGATAAACAACCTACGAACATTGATGCGATCAAATGCACTTGGGCGAGTTTGTCCAGTCTTGTCGCCAAGAAGAACAATACCTTGACCAGCAACATTTACAATTGGATTGATGTTGTTGCTATAGAGTTCGTCTCTGTCAACTTGTACTGGATTGTATGCAAGTTTAACAACTCCACGAAGTTGGCCACGGTTATAACCAGCTGGCGAGAACCATGCATCAGCTACATTGTCTGTGTATGCACAGAGTCCGGCCATATGACCGCATGCAGGCACCCATTCATATTTGTCAGCATACTTATTATAGACATAGACTGGGCTACTGTCAAAAACAGCAAAGCTTGATAAATCGCTAACCGCGTCTTTTGCACTTTTAACTTCTGCAAGTTTAGTTGCATCAGTACTCAATGTATAGAGTTCAAGTGGAGCAGAGAGGAATGCCATACAGTCTTTACGAGTTTTTGCAATGATAGCAAGTTTATCATTGATTGCTGCAGTAGTATCATCTTCAAATGCTTCAGCAAATAGTAGAGAAATATCAACAGTTTCAGAATCAGCAAAAAGACCAAGTGCAGTTGTAACATTCGCAATAGAACGTGTACCATCTACACCTAGAGTGAAAGTATAGAGACCCTTGCTATTTCCATCTAAAGTATATGTATTATTTGTTAAAGTCTGTGCATCAGTTGGATCACCGACAAAAATGTATTGTGAACCAACGTTAATTACATCTTTCCAATAGTTTGATGCTCCACTTACAGTTTTAGCATTTGCATTAAAGGATAGTCCTTCAAATGTTTCTAACACTGTGCCTTTAACACCAGTAAATTCACCATTTTTGTCATATACAATTACGTGAACTTCATCGTTTGTGTATGTTATTGAACTTACGTCAGATGCCCATGTAGTTGTGCTTGGCAGATTAGCAAAATATAATTTATTTGTTGCTAAAATATCTGCATCAACCATGTTATTTGCATGGAATAATTGAACACTTAAAGAATTGCCGAGTGATCCAGGGCATCGTGCATAAAATGCATCAACAATGCCTGTTGTCATAAGATCATATGCATCTTTATTTTTAATTAAGACGTCGTTTGCAGTGATTGTGTTGTAACCTGCAGCTTCACCCTTAGAGTTACGAGCTGTAGTACCAACAGCACGAACAACTTTCAAAGAGTTTCCATATTTAAGGAAACTTTCTGCTGTTAAAAATGATACAGATGTTGCATCAGTTGACTTTTTGGGAGTGCCGAAAGTTTCTCCTAAACGTTTCTCAGAGGAAACATTTATGATTTGGTCAGCTGGACCCCAATTAAAATGACCAGCATATGCACCTATTGATGCTGATGTTGGCTGTGCTACTGTGGTTAAATCAGTTTCAGTGATTTGAACCCCGACGCTTTGTAAATATGACATATATGTGTTTTTACCTTTCTTCAGTGTTTAATTATAAGTTGAAACATAATAAGAATTTTTCAATCTACTGTTATTTATAAAATGTTACGTTTACAGCGAATTCCAGTCATCAATAGCCTGTCGTTGTCGTTCATAGTCTAACATGCTTGGCGTCTTATCATATGCAGGTGTATCAATAATTCCAAATGGCGGCAGGTCTTCTTCCATTTCACGAATTTTATCACTGTAGAGTAGTTCTTTAAGATCAACATTACTCATACCTCCAAAGGCATCAGTGCTAACAAACCATGCAAATAAGACAAGATTCATAACCATGTCATCATGTGCCGAACCACTTGCAGCATAACTATCACCCTTTGGTTCAAAACTGCTTAGTTCGTGAATTGTGTGAGGATCAACAATTTGAAGTTTGCCACTTTCAACCAGGTCTTTAAGATTACTACAACCAATTCGTTTAACACGCTTTGTCATTGTAACACCAATACCACTACTCTTTACGCTGCTCTGAACAAATGTGTTGTCATACTCATAGTTGTAATAGAGTGAGTTACAGACAACCTGACCAGAGTCATTATTTTCAACCACAGCTAGAGCGTTGTTGTATGTCTTTGCAGCACGAACAATAAGTTCTGGAAATATAAGAGGAGACACTGTGTTATCACGATATGTACACACCATTTTAAATGGCATACTAGAAATATCAACTACACTAAATGTGCTATGGTCTTGTCCACGCCCTTTACTAACATCAACAGTCATAATATACTCATGACCTTCTTCAGGTTCATAGTAATAATTTATTCCATATTGTCGTTTTAGTGGCTCAATTGATGATAGTCCTAAGAGTGATTCAGATGATATAAGCGTTTGAGAACTACCAATAAAGGAACAGCTATACTCCTGTTCAAATTGAAGCTCACTTGTGTTTGCAATAGTTTGACGTTTCCATTCTTCATCGCGTCCTGGAACGTCTTGCCAACGAATGCGAAATGGCTTAAACTCATTGCTCTTTTGTACTGAACCTTCCCATATTTTATAAAACATATTGCCTACACCATTTGGAGTACTTGTAATAATAACCTTTGTGTCTTGGCCAGATGTAATAACAGGATAGGTACTTGTATAGAATTCATTTGCATTTTGAACAAATGCAAACTCGTCCATGAAAATTACGTTCATACTTAGTCCACGAATACTGCTGCTGCTTGTAGCGGCCGCAATAATCTCACTGTTATTACTAAATTTTATGCTGCCTTTATTAAGTACCTTACATCCAGGCTGCAGGAAAAACGGTAAGTTTTCCAACATAAGAGTAAGTCGACTTAACATTTCACGTGATGTTGCGCCCTTGTTTGCAAGGACACCAATCTTTTTCTCACCATTAAAAATAACGTAATGCAGTAGCCATGCAACTGATGTAATACTCTTACCGCTTTGTCGAGGCGCAAGAACAACACTAAATCTGTGATCTGAATAGTGTTGCACCAATTCTGTTTGATAACCTCGTAGCTTAAATGGAACGAGACCGCGATCAAGATCAATAACCTTAACATAGTGTTCACAAAAATATGCAACACTATTCATGCACTTTTGGTATTCAGTTACCTCGTGTGCTGTAAAATTTTGTTGAACTCCATCACCCTTGATATGAGGGTTTCCATTGTATGTAGCAAGATCACGTGACATAATTTAATTTTGTAAACTATACATCAATTGCTGATGCATGCTTCTTAAGAAGCTTTTGAAGTTCTGTAGTTGTACCCACAAATATTGAGTTGTTTGTAGTTGTGGTGCTTTTACCACCTCCGCCCTGTTCAGGGTCTTGGACAATTTTTTTACGTTCTTTTTGTAGTGTTAAGAGTTGACCATTTATGTCTGCTGCAGTCTTTATCATTCCAGCCAAGACCTCAAATGCTCGCGGATGTTCTGCATCAGTTGCAAGAGCGTGCATTGTACTTATTGCCTCATCACTTGTGTCTATTAATTTTTTAATACGTTGACGAGCAAACTTGTAGTCTTCCTCTGCGTCAATTATAATTTCGTCATTGCTTGGTCCAACTGGTTGACCATTGGCAACAGCAATTTCATTTTTAATTGGCACTATATTTTTTTCAAGTGATGCCAATATGGTTTCTTTGTCTTTTTTCATAGCAATGCTTATTCATCATCAAAACCATATGTTGTAACTACAGTGTAGTCCTCTGGAGTGTCATTTGCAGGATCACCAAGTCTAACATTCACACGATCAATTGCAGTTGCGTTTTGTAACGTGGTTGTATTAAATAGATTCACATCAACTGTTTTAATAATTTTACCAGGTGCACTCTCTATTCCTCTAAACTTAATTTTAATATCAAAATCAAGTGAATAAATAATTGTTCGACGAGAGTTTTCAAAATCACCTTCATAGTCATCTTGCAATGACGTCGATGTCAACATAAATGGAACGTTTGTAATTGATCCAGGACCTTCAAGATCTTTTACAGCAACAGTATATTCTGGAGTAAAATACGGAATTATTTGTTCAAATATTTGAAGTGCATCATCCTGTTGACGTGCAAGTATATTTAACTGCATACTCAAACGATATGGAGTTGCACCATAGATTCGAGACTTGCTCACAGAGTTATTAGTGACTGGATATGATTGACTGTTTAATTTGTTTAATTTTGTCGTAGAGTCATATGCAATAGACACAATTTCAAAACTCATACGTGGTAGTTTAATTGCAACATCACCATTCTCATCACCATTCTCTGAAGCAAGTCGTGTTAAGAATTTTTGTCGTGGACCGTATGATATTGGAACTCGCTGTATGCCAGTCATTTTACCATTGACCCTTTTAGCAATAGAGATATTATTAAAAAGAGTGCCAAATACTGCCACTATCTTTTTAAGGTTTGCATTATAATAATATGATCCGCTTAACATATGTTTTAACTTGGTTCTCCAAATGGGTTGCTTTCACTAAAATCAATATAGTCATGACCTTCAACTTCAAATGAACTGTTTTGGGTTAGGTCGTCATTTTCAAAGAGCGCCGCGTCACCATCAAGTAACCCAATTACATCTACAATTGTTGATGTTGTATTTGACTGCTGACCTATAAATGTTGTGCCATTAACTAATGTATGAAACTTTTCATCGTTGAATGTTAAGTTACCAACACTTAAAATTACCGTATTACCAATATGTTCATAGCGAAGCGCTTCGGCCGAGCCAACAACTCCAGATGGAAGTGTTATTGTTAGGGTTTCACCAAGCTCATGCATCTGACCACCATTAAAATTAACTTCAGCACGATAACTTTGACTGTGAGCAGTCTGTATATTATCAATGCTATCAATGCCAGTGTCAATTTCTTGACCACCATATTCGAAGAGTTCGCAGATAAGTTTAAATGTTGGGTTGTTTCCTTTGCTGCGGCCACTGCCTCCAAGTTGGAAAAACGGATTTTTATCTTCAACAAATTTAATTTCAAAGAGTCCAACAGAGAGTGGTAAAAAGATGAGGTCTCCTTCACGCGGACGTACACTGTCATTTGTATAGCCATGACGACCAATGAGTGCATTCCAACGTTTACGACTGCAGACAAGTGTAACTTGATCTCGCACTTCCAAACCAAATTTGGTCATAAGATCACCATCACCTTCAAAACCATCAACACTTTCAACATACATTTCAAGAGAAAACGCAGCATCAAAGCTTGAAATTATATCTTCATTTAAGATAAAGTCTTGTTTTACAATTTTACGAGGAATGTAAAACACGTCATGCCCCATGATTTGCATGGATTCTATCATCAAATCTTCTAAAAGATTTTGTTCAGTACGATACGTCTGACTAAAATAAACACTACGAGGCATAATATGTATTTATAGAATATTTAATCTAACTATTGAGTGGTATATATCCTTGAGATATTAAATTACTCCATTTATCAGAATTTGGACGAGCTAATTTATTACCATATTCTGGATGAACTAATTTTTGTAAACCAATTTTACTATCTCTAACCTTATTTCGGCATTCTTCACGAGACATTGCATTATTTTCTCCAGTTCCTTTACCTTTTCTATTTTCTTTAAATTTTTTCTTAGTTTCTTCCGACATCTTTTTACCCAACCGTGATTTTGAAATAGCTTCTCTTGCTTCATCACTATGTGTGTATGTCATACCTTTTGCATATGTATTTCCTCGTGCAGCATCACTTAATCTTCTTCTACCATCTTCTGTTAAATAACATTTGCCTTTTAATGATTCAGAAATCTTATTTTTTTCTTCTTGTGATTTTGGTAATTTCATTCTAATTAAATTTTCAGGTGTCATCAAATTCTCACCATTTCCTCCAACTCCGCCACAAATCATATTATAGCAATCTTTTTGTTTTATTAATTCTTCATTTACTAAAATGCGTTCTGCGTCATATGCCGCTTTTAGTGATTCATGATACGATATTATTTCATTTTTAAAATTTTCAATTCCATATTTTTCAATAGCTCTATTGATAGCAATACCAGAACCAAAATAGTTTAAATCATGTTCTTTGTGCGAAGCATGAACACCAATGTAAAATTTATTACTAATCAAATTAGTTGTTTTATATAAGTAAAAATATTTCATATTTCTATTTATATAATTAAGCTATATAGAATTCACTAGCCGCAGAAAAAATCCGGCGGCATTTGATATTTACTATCAAAGTCGGTCTCAATCTTTTCAATATCATTGAGTGCATCATCGTATATTGCACGACCATTTATTGTCACTCCGCTTGGAAGCGTCATGCCTTCAAATTTTATGAGGTTAATTCCCCATTGGCGTTTTAAGAGAGCCGTCAAATATTTTTTAAGCATCATGTCATTATAGACATCAGTATAGGTATTTGGATTAATTGTTTGATAGCCTTCAATAATGATGTACTGACCAAGTGAAACAAATTCTTTCCAGTTGTCTTGAATGCTAAGACGATTCATGTGACGAGAAAACGTAATTTGTTGAGAATTACCAGTCAATATAAGTTCAATTGCATTCATATATTGCTTTGTCATCTCATAGTTTACAAGTGACTCTGGATTGCGTAAACCATACAAGTCATTTAAAAAGAGTTGATATTTTACGCTAAACATATCAGCAGCATCACCGGTTGCTAGGTTTAATACACGAAGCACGCTTATAAGCTGATCAGGCAGTGTAATATAGTCGTTGTCATAGTCCGTCTGTGTAACCTGATGTTTAATAAATGTTCGAACAACAGCATCGCTGTGATACTCTTGATAAAATTGAAGCGCCTCATCAACACGATCCTCAATTTGATCTTCATCGATATTGATTTCAAGTACGGGAGCTCCCAATGCTCGTAAGCAATAGTCTATTAATTCTTGACGTGATGTTGGTTTTGCCATATTATAATATTTATACTAAACAAGAAGACTCAATCTAAATCAGGCATGAATATACCAGCACCTAGTGCCATACATATAGTCACTACAATTGTAAAAGAGTCTAATGTATATGGGGTGCGATTAGCACAGTCATCACCAAGCATTATAAATGCGCAAATTATTACTATTGCAGCTAAAATAAACAACATGCATTTTGGGTTCATGGCTTTTTGATGAATTTTTCAGGACTACGCTCAAAATGCTTTGCAATCTTTATAATACCACCAATAATTTCTGGTGATACAACACCAATAATTCCATATGTTATTGCTTTATAAAAACTTGATATATCTGTTTGTTCCAAAATAAACCAAGCAATAGAAGAGGCAATAGCTGCAGACAATATATTTTTAAATTGTTCTAATATTGTGTAGTGTTTGTGCGCTGTTAGGAGGCGAGCAAACATTCCTGCCGCGCCAATTAGCGGGATAATCCATCCACCATTTATGAATTCCCGTAGTAAAGATTTTTCTGGTTCCATTTATAAACTATTCTATTAATTTTGAGCATCATATAATGTCTGCGCATGTATTATAGTATTTATAAAATGTTGTGTTTCTAAACGCAATAACCAAGTTCCACAAGCCGCTTATGGAAAATTTCTTCATGAAAGCCCCGTACAGGGGTGTTTAGTATTATATGATCGAGATTATGATGAAAATCATCACTGATCGAATGCAATGTTTTTACCGAACCGGCATAGTAGTTGTCAACTCCCTTTAAGAGTCTATAATATTTTGGATATTTGATAGACAACAATGCAGACTCTTCAGTCAGCTTTAATAAATTTTTAGTTGGAGTATAGCACACTGGTGTTGTAAACATATCATACCGGGTGTTTACAGCTCTGTCATAGTCACCTTCATGGTTTAAGACATGTGACATTAGAGCATGTTTACCAGCCCACATTCGCTTCCATGCAACGACTGGACATTTGTTTCCCGGTAAGTGTCCAACAAGGTTTCCATGTAATTGCATGTGTGTGTCATCATCAATTATAATTTTTTTAACTGCACACCCATGGAAATAATCTTCTAGGTGTTCTGGCTTAACATCAAATCTTTTAGACTGATCAAGCGTGCGATACGAACTCTTTGCTTCAGACTCTGACCAACTGTGCAAAAATAAGTCAACCTCATGGCTTTTACTTAACAAACTTATATAGTTTAAGAGTCTGTTGTCAGTTAGTCCGTCACGCAGGTGACCGCGTATACAAAATGCAAGCTTCATAGGAGATGCTCGCTTGCATATTTATATACCATTTCCTCTTGATGTGAGAGTGATGGATAGTGTCGTGAAATGCGATCAAGATCTTTATAAAAATCATGGGTCAATTTAAGCATTTTTGCAATGTTTCCACAATAATAATTATCAATGCCAACCATTCCAAGCTGCTTACATATCGGATATCTAAATGATAGTGGTTGATTAGCACCTACAATTGATTTTAATACTGAGTTTGGTGTAACGCACATTGGATTTGTAAACATGTCATAACGAGTGCTTATAACTTGATCATAACCTCCGCGATGTGCGTCATAGACATATTTCATAATCTCATATTTTCCAGCCCACATACGTTTCCACGCTATAACTGGACATTTTGTAGATGACACACACCCATTTAAATTTCCATGAAGTTTAATCTTAGAGTCATCCTGAACTATGATTTTTTTAACAGTATATCCCTTAAAATAAGCACTCAAATATTCAGGCGTCACACTAAAAAGATATGACCGATCAAGCTCACGATAAGAACACTGTGCTTCAGACTCTGACCAACTGTGTAAAAATAAGTCAACCTCATGGCCACGTTGTTGCATATAGTCTATGTGGTGTTTTAAGTCAACACTAAACAGACCATCACGAACGTGACCTCGTATTACCAATGCAAGCTTCACAAGTTTTTGAGTTTAATCATAACATGTTTAATTGCCATCCACATATCAAGATATTTGTATGTAGCAAGACGTCCAACAAAAATTACACCCTCTTCAGCGTCTGCCATGGCTTCATATTGACGATACTTTTCTTGTCCCTCACCCCATGGAATAGGATAAAATGGCACATCACCTGGACCACACTCTTTAGGATACTCACTTGTAACAACAGTTGGGCCAGTGTGTGTTGGAGTAAAATAACTGTGATCATAGACTCGTGTTGCTGGGTTTGTGCTGTTGTTTTGGTTGACAATAAACGTGTCCTGTTTTTCGCAGAGTACAGTGTGTTTAAATTCAAGAGAACGATATGGCAAACGTCCATGGACAGACTTGAAATATGAGTCAATTTTACCAGTGTAAACAATCAAATCATCGGGTTGTCGAGTCTCTACCCAACTATCTTCTGTACAGTTTAGGTGAACTGTGATGCCTTCAAGCATACGCTCAAACATTGCAGTATAGCCATCCTTTGGAACACATTGATATTTTTGTCCTTCAAACCAAGTAGGATCTTCACAATCAGCAGTCTTTGGAATTCGATTTGTAATTGTCTTTGGAATAACATCAAAATCAACACCCCATTGTTTTTCGCTGTACTCTTTAAAGATATACTCTACAATCTCTTCCTGTGAAAGCTCACGACCAAGTTCGGCTACAGTCTTTTTACTGTATGGCAGTGAGACCCGTCCAAGTCGAGTCTCTCCTTGTGGCCGCAATTTAAACGAGGTCCATTCTGTATATCGACTCAAGAAGGAGTATACTTCTTCATCATCAGTATGAAAAATATGAGGGCCATAGTGATGAACAAGGGTGTTGCAAATCAACCCATCATAACAGTTTCCACCAATATGTGGTCGAGTCTCAAAAATTTCAACAGCATAACCTTTTTCTCTTAAGAGTACCGCCGCGGTAATTCCAGAGAGTCCACATCCAATTATTTTAGCATTTTTATTCATATATTATATTTTATCACAAAACTTTACCGGTGTACATAATAAATAATATCTATATGAAAATAAATGAACGTGTGTATGTGAAGAGTGAATTTAAAGATCTATTATACGGCATGAAATGCGGTATTGTAGACTATATAATTGTGTATCGAATTGAAGGAGACAAGGTATTTTTCAGAGCAAACTCTGCAAAACTGCATCTGACTAAAGATGAGTTTAAAGATGTTTGTTTGCCTGAGGCATAACACGAGAGTAAATGCTAAAAACTCAGCTGTTGAGTTTATCAATTACTTTTTGCATTTCTGCTATCTGTTCTTCAAGCTGCGCATATGTGGCCAAATCGCCATTCATGTATGCAAGATTCTTTTGATTGTTTAGTGCTGCAAGTTTATTGCTGACAATTTGTTTGATTTCTTCTAGTGTCATATTAGTTGAATAGTAGTGTTCTCCACATTTCATTGCTGCTGTGTCTCATGATGTAAAGATATTTTAGGCCATCCACGGTGGTAAATATTTCCATACGGTTTCCAACAATTGCACCGCCCATACCATAAGGAATCACACCGCTGTTGGTAATAGTGTTTTTGGTTACATCATAATACATTATGCGACCAGTTGCATTTGAATGGAAGTAGATTCGATCAGCACCATCATATGCATACATGCTGCCAGTAGTTAGTGCTTCAGGAAATGGTGATGCAGTGAGTGCGTCATATTGCATGCTATTGAAATTATAACGCCCAACTTCCGATACACCACCCCCTCTCCATAGTATTGCAATTCTATTATTATTTGCAGTGATTGTACTGTTGGTAAGGATTTGCGCACCAGCACCAGCACCACGTTGTATTGGTTCCAATATACTGTATGCAGTGCTTACGCTTACTGCGGAGGTTGTACCAAATGTAAGTGTCGTTTGAGTATTACCTGTAATTGTAACTTCAATACTACCAGCATCACCTGCTACAAATCTTACACGCTTTCCGAGCCATACGTTGGTGCCCCAGTTTTGAGTGGTGTCAATCAGTGTAGTTGAGCTCCCGCCAGTGGCTTGTCCGTGACCATCTAAAATTTGATATAGCGTTGTAGTGTCAGGTGTAAATGATTGTGTAGCAAATGTTAAAGTGGTTGCTGTATTGTTGGTTATAGTCAATTCATTGCCTACTCCAGTACCGGCAATAATACGCACTTTGCGTGCAGAGTTGCCTGTACCAGTTGGTAAAGTATTGCTCCAATAATTAATTGGCCAATTTTTAGTTGAATCAACAAGTGTGGTGGTTGTGCCGCCAGTTGCAACGCCGCTGCGTCCACCGGCAACTCGTGATCCTGCAGACATATCAGTCATAAAGCATTTTTCATCAATAATTGCGTAGCGTGCAAATGTTGGAATAGTGCCAGCAGTCTGCACCCATGTGATAGTGTTGGCTGTATTGGCTGTTATTTTTCTGGCAAATCCTGTGGCACTTGGAGATGCTGTCGATGTACATTGAAAAATTTTTCCGACATGCTCATTAACAACCCAATTTTTAGTTGAATCCACTATCGTTGTTCCGGTGTGTGCAACAAAGGTTGGCGCAGCATCAGCAGGAGCAGCATATTGAATAGTACCAGCAAAAGGCGCGTTGCCCGTTACCGTTCCAGCCAAAACGGTTTTGACTCCGTTATAGTTGGCCGCACTTGCACCGCTAATTGTAACACTTTCTCCAATTTTAAAATTGGGTGCAATGTTAGTAGCAAAAGTAACGGTTGCAACCTCTGCCGCAGTTGTAACAGCCAATGTACAACCAGAGCCGCCAGTGGTATTAACTGTTGTTGCAATACCACTTGATGAGGATGTATAACCGCTGCCGCAGGTTTCTAGTATAACACTTGTGACAGCACCAGTGGCTGCAGCCACACCGGTAATGCGTGCAACTCCGCCAGAACCACCAGCAAGAGTTAACAGCTGATCAACCAGATAGCCGGTGCCACCAGCGGTAGGTGTAGCGTTTAATACGGTAATGCCACCAGTGGCTTTTGTAATGCTGGCTATTGCAAATGATTCACCATTTGATGCAGTAGCCGCACCTGATCGTAAAAACCCGCCTTCATATTGACGACCAGTTGACCATTGATCGTTTTCAATACTATATTGAGCAATGCTGCTCATACCACTACCTACCAGGTAAAGTTTATCTGTATCAGGCCAAATTTGATATACACTATCAGATGAAGGATTTGTGTCCCATGCACGAGTAATATATATGGTTGATGCAGTATTGTATAAGATTGTGCGAGTTTGTCCTATGCCAGTTCCAGCCGTAATTCGTATTTGAAAATTGGCATATGTATCAGTTGCTAAACTTAATGCGCTGTTGGTCAATGATTTTGCTGCACCGCTTGTGGCAGTACCAGTTGCAATTGCTCCGCCAGCTTCATTGAATCCAATCAAATTGATTTCCGTTCCTAATGCCGCATTGAATATGATTCCATTGGAAGTTTTTTGGAACCATACGTCAGCCAATACATCATAGTATTGAGTAGTAAAGAAAGTTGATGCAGCATTTGACGAAACCATCCAAATGCCGCCACTCAATATAACAAATTTTGATGAAGAGTCAGGATTGGTTGTCCAGTTGCTATTGACTGTTACAATTTGTGATTCAAATTGAAAAAAGCTGCTGGCCGAAACGACTGAACCAGCTGCACCCCAGTTTGTAACAATGCCTGCATAGTATGGATCAGAAAATGGTGCAAAAGTTGGTCCATTAAATAAAATTTTACGAGTTACTCCAGGAACTGTACCCGCCTCGCCGCGACCTTGATAATCGCGCCACTGATTAAGTCTCCATGCCTTTGTTGCCGGCCCAGTAGAACCAGAATCTTGAAAACGATCAGTAAAGTTACCAGCAGCAACTCCGCGTTCTTCAATGGTTGGCGCGCTTACTGCAGTGATGGTGCGTTCCTGTCCAGCTCCTGTTCCGCTGACAATACGAATCTTATAGCCAACCATGCACGCTCCATTAAGAGCAGCCATTTTAATTGTATTGTTCCCGCCGCCTGAACTTATAGCTCTGCCATTATGGCCGGACTCACGTGAATAATACATTGAAACAACGTTTGTTGTAGAGATGACTGGTGTTGCTAATTGTTGCCATCCGTCACTGTATGTATCATAACGCCAAAACACAGAGGAACTTGTATAATAGATGTAGCGATCATCTCGACAAGTAGATGATAGAGCAACGGTGCCAGCAGGAGCAAATCTCATCCATTCCCATACAGGAAGATCGACTTGAGGTTTCAATTGACTGGTATATGACATATATTTTATTTAAGAAAATGTTAAGTTGTTGCGAATGCCGCTGTTGTATGCTGCTCGTGCCCAATCGGCCATATTGAATCTAGGATCAACACCACCAAATGCGGAAACGTTATTAAGGTTACTTAGGGTACTCATGTTGGCTATTGTCTCAACAACTACACGTTGACGTTGAAAACTGTCAACTACCTGAAGTGATTCCATGTTTTTTGCAATGCGTTTGAGTGTCAGTGCGACATCAGTCATAGCTTGAACACTATCATCGGTTGCAGGCAAAGATGCATCATCATAAAAGATTTGCAACTTGTCGCTGTTTGACATTGCAGCTGTATTGTATGTTAGTGTCAATACGTTGTTTGCCACAGTTCCACCAAAAGATGAATCGGCAAAATTATAAATGATTATGTTGTCAGTTACATTGGTAATTAACAAGATATTTTCCAATGAAATAGGATTTGCCGCAGAATAATCCAAGAAGGTTATTGTTTTGGCAGTCTTATTAAAAGTATAATTGGTTATAAGCTTTTTCATTGTATTAACTATTTATATTTATCCAAGAGCAATGGCCATTGCTACCGCAAAATTTTTCGCATTGACTAAACTTTGAGTTACTTCTGACGTTAATGCAACCGTGCCTGTTTGTGCTGGCAATGTTATTGTGTTGCCATCAATACCAGGAGTAACACATGTTAATGTCACACTTGCAATTGCAGTTTCCTCTTCATCGCCATTGAAAAACGTTATTTCACGGTTAAAACTTAAATTGCCGCTACCAGTTATGTTAGTGGCAAATATGCCTCCACTCCCATCTCTTTTTACTATTTTATTGTTTGCTGATACTGCACTAACTTCGTCACTTAACAATACTGTACCATTTCGTGCAGGCAGCGTTAGTGTTGTGGTATTGCTATTGCTTGCAACCTCTGGAGTTAAAACTACGGTAGGATTATAAGTTACAGGAACATCACCATTATAATCTTCAACTGTGCGTGTAAAACTATAGTTACCAGTATTAACTGCGCTTGCAATATTAATAGTATTAAAACTTGCATCACCGTTATTATTTCTAATATCACTCGTCAATGCAATTGTACCACTTGCATTTGGTAGAGTCCATTCGCGATTGGCTGTAATGTCAGCAGTCTTTAAGCGTCCTGTAAAAGTACTATAAAACCAAACAAACCAACCACGAACACGCTCGATTGCTGATCGATTGTTGCCAGAATTTCCAAATGTTGCATGATAGGTACCGCTGGTGGACGTGATTAACGCTCCAGTTCCAGTATTAGAAGTTATATGCGCTCCATAATTGCTTGCACCTGATAGATAACCTCCAATGCCTCCACCTCCAGTTGCAGAAGCAACTATCGCATAAGGATAACTATTATCTGAATTGCCGCTGTTAAAGGCGGCGATTGTTGTACTTTCACTTTGTGTTGATGAGAAGCTTACGCCCTCACCGTTTGGATCTCGCCGTACAAGTGTGCCTGGAGTAGATTGATTAGTTGCATCTGTTATATCAGCACTTGCCAATGTTACTGCTCCGGTTTTGCCAGCAACAGAAGACACTGGAGCCGATGTAAGATAACCTTGCGCCTTAACAAATGCAGTGCTTGCAATTGTGGTGGAAGAATCTGATGATGCCGGAGTTGGAAC